TATATTTTTTTTACGTCCACCTGTCAAGTTTTTTTATTTCGGGCGTGTCGTTTTTTTTTATTGACACTGTGTCAATGGTTGTATATACAACAATCTGTGTTTGGCTAAGTTACGGTAACGTAACCGTAACCTACTAACCGGTAGGTAGGTGTGTTTCAGTGTTTTGCTTTGTTTTGTTTTCGGGCGTGTCGTGTTTTTGTTTGTGTTATAGTGTGGTTATCAACTTCAAGGGAAAGGAAAAATAAAATGAACACCGTTGTTTCGTTTGATTGGTGGCATAACACTATCACAATTGCGTTCACTGATTACAATACCGCGCATTACTTCTCAATGGGTAATGCCTTAACCGTCAAGGTGTGAAGAAGCGCATGCGTCGTGAACTGCGTAAGGAGGCTGGCGTGGAATTGTCTAATCTGAAGTACTGGAAAACGGACGGTTCCGTTGACTACTATCAGGCCAACCGGAAGGGAGAATGATGATGGCAAATAAAATGAATACCGTGATAGTTATCAGTTGGTGGGCTAGGACAGCTGTTGTTTTCTTCACTGATATTGATGATTTTTACATGCTGGACATTGGGAAGAATAAAACTCTTCGAGGCGCTAAGTCTTATATCCGCAGAGAAGTATCCGGCAAGCATGGTGTCACATTATCTTATATGAGAATTGTAAAAGACACGCCTCCGGTTACGTTTTTGCTTGCCAAGCGTGCTGAAAGGGGTAGTTGACATGTTCGCTTCTGTTCTCGTTATCTGCGCGTGCATTATTGGCGTTGTTGTCGTTTTTGGTATGATATAGGGGTTCTTATGTTTGGTGTAATACAGTTTCTTCTTTGCTTGGCGGGATTCGTCGGTTGTTTGGCCGCTATTGTCCTCATGGTGTTCACGGCTAAGAAGCTTTGGCCGTGTGATATTGGGAGATCTTGCTTCTTGTTCCTTCTTGTAATTGTGTTGTGCTTGTGTGCTGCTTTGTTTGTGTGCTTGAGCGCGGTACCGGTTACAGTCTGATAGGTGGTGATGTTATAATGGTTGGTATGATTGTTGCCGTCTGCATTCTTTCCGTGCTGTTTCTCACGATGGCGGCTACAGTGTTTTGCGAACTCCAGCGCAACGCGCGTGACGTTTTCTGTTTTTTGGTCATGCTTGCTGTGTGTGTGTCCATTGTGTTGGTTTTTATTTGTGGAATGTGATTAGAAAGGAAGAATAAAATGCGTTATGGTGATATTCGTGTCGGAAAATTCAACAGCCCTCACATGGGAGGTGACGTGCGTATCGAATACTGCACACACCAACACTTGTTTTATCTGGCATATAGTGTGGAATTTCATACGCCGGTAGGTTTGACTGGGGGTGTCGCACGGTGCGGTTATGACCCTACGAAGGCGAACGAAATGCGCTCTATGGTGCTGGACGCTATGGATATCGCAGCCAAACCACTCAAGGACCGGGAGTAGTCATGTATTTTCGTGGTTGGATACACTCATGGACATGTGGCACGTGTCCGGACGCTGACAGTTATTGGCGTTTGCGTGCGTTTTGGGCTGGAAGACAACATAAGCGGAGCGCCACCAATCCGCCAAAACGCTGCTCCGATCGGCAACTGTGGACGGCCATGTGGATATATGGTGACAGTGATTTCGTTGACGAACCGGAGTTTTAGGCATGTACAGCACTTTTGTCGCTCTCGCATATCTGAGGGACGCGCGCAAACCGCCTATCGAAGTCGGCTACGCGCCATCATATAAGGATGCGGCAGACTTGATTAAAAAGTGGGCGGCTATTCGTTCTCATACGGAAAACATCTCGTATTTTCGTGTCGAGGAACGGTATTATGTTTAGGCGCGGTGATGACAGGCGGCCTATCTACCGCATGCGTGATTTCGATGACGCTATTATGGAGAGCAAACGTATTGCCCGCGCCATGAAAGGCCATAAGCGTGAGCTGAACTTGAAGCGTTTTGACATGGGTTTTGGCGATTTTGAAACGTGCTGCCGTGCCGTGAACATGCTGTGCGAACTGTGGCGGGATGCGCCTAGTGAGTGGTTTTCGCAAGCGGTTGTCATGGTGTCGCAAATTTGCGGCAGTCTCACTATGTGGGACGGACTCGCCGCCGCCCTATCTCGCACGTTCGACGTCGAATATTTGGATGGTTCCGTTAATCCGCCTAACTTGATTGCATGGTGTGCGGTGTGTGCGGTCAAGGGCGGCACGTCGTATGACTGTTGCACGATTTTCGACAACCTGCAAGCACAAAACTTGATTATCGCCGTGTTTAAAAATTTTGACAGACTGGATACGACTCGTTATACTGATAGTGATTTAGAAAAAATCTTACTGCAAGGGAGGTAAAAATTGGCTAGAACCAAAACAGATATATTCCGTACGCGCGTCTATGCCGTGCTCAAAGGCATGGAATTGATGGATGGCGATTTCACGGAATCTGAACACATTATCGACGGACGCTTGAAAGATGCACGCGCGTATTCGATTCGTGCGAAGAAACTGTTTCCGAATTTCATCCCGCGTTCCATTGAAATTTTTTCGCAAAAAGTCTCCATGAACGAGGAAACTTTCTACAAGTATGCAACCTTTGAGGAACCGCAGAAGTGGAACCCTGAAGAACATACAAAACGATACGCCGACGTTGAAAATAACGAAGACGTGTGATATAAAAGATTTTAGGCATAAGCCTGAAAACAAAATAACAACAATCCAGGAAAGGTTAAACAATGGAAAACAACAACAACGCACTCGTCGCATTCAACACCGAAAACACCGAACTCGGCACCGTCCAGCACTTCATCGACACCTCGACCCGTGAAGGTAAGATCAAGCTCTACTCGGCATTGCAGAACGCCGAAAAGCTTGACGAACATCTTAACGAGCCGTTGAACATGACGAACGCCGTCGCACAGGCCGTGCAAGTGACCGACGACCAGACAGGAGAAATCTCCAACACCGTGCGCGTCATTATCGTGACCGACGACAACAAGGCGTACGCGGCCACCTCCCCGACTCTCGCGGCCGGACTGAACACCATGTTCGGTATCTTTGGCACGCCGAACACTTGGACGGAACCGCTGTGCATCAAGGTGGTAGAACGCCGCTCTCGCCGTGGTTTTAAGTTTTTCAGCATTGAGCCGGTGGACGAAGAGGCGAAGTAAACTTGCTATAATCGCAATGTGAGTTCACCATGAGAGCACCCTTGTTGGGTGCTCTCTCTATCTGAAAGGACTGCAACCATGTCACGGAAGAGGAAGAAACCAGCCCCCCGCGCAGTCGTATCACAGAATTATCGCACCCACCAAAAGCCGGATACCAGCAATGTCGCCATCAAAGCCGATAGACAGCAACGCAAGCACATTAAGAAGATACAGGCCGCGCAAGCCCGCGCCGCACGCGACATTACGCAGCTTGGTTCATACTCTCACTCGAATCTCGCCAAAACCGCGGACAAACAACTAGTCAATATTGCCAAAACGCTGGGCAAGGAGTGGGAGCGACAGAAGAAACAGGCCATCGCGGAAGCGAAGGCAACCCCATACCATGCCGCCGCTGTTGAGAAACCGACGAAGAAAGACTACATGTTCGCCCAGCGCACGCCGATCACGGACGCGCAGATTAGCGCGGAGCCGGTGGCGAAACGACGTAAACTGCTCAGACAGCAGCAGCGGAAAATCAATACGGCACGACGGAAAATCAACGAATGGAACAAAGTCCAGGCCATGCCCGCGAAAAGCGTGTACGAACAGCGTGTAGCCGAAATCACCGGAACCACCGGCGAAAGTTTCGGACGTAATCAAATCATCCCCTCAAAGCTCACCGATTTTCTGCAAATGACCAACGTGTTAAGTGATGAGGCGTTCGTTCGCTCCCAATTGGAAAGCGGACACCGTAACGAACTGCTTGAGCAGATGCATGACGCCGCCGAAATATTGGGCTTGCGTACCGAACAGAAACGCAAACCGTCCAAAAAGCGGGGGGGCGGCAAACAGGGTAAAGACTTGTATGGCGAGCATGAATGGCCGTCTTATATGTCACGCGGACGTTATGAGGTGTTCGAGAAAATCTTGGCAACTACGCTCGGCTCGAAACGATTGAAACGATTCCGTGGCCTATCGGCAGCGCAAAAACGCGCGTTCGTCGAACAGACGGACGCTCCCCGTATCGTGTTCGACTGGACGGTGTATGACCCAGTGCGGCACGGTTTTACGTCGATATTCCGCGACAATAGTAATGGCTATCAGCGCTCAAGGCGGCAGTTCGATAGGTGGATGACGGAAGCGGGCGCACTGGAAAAGTAGCGGACGAGCAAGCAAGGGAAGTTACATACCATGACCATGCAAGACAAAAGGATAGGATTATGGTGCGCGGATAACGTCATACGCTGTACGGACGGAACCGTCCTGCGTGATGTCACCGCGCCTAACCGCCTTTTAGCATCCATCATGTCAGGCGGCAAACTCACCGTCTACATGACTGATTCAGAATTGCTTGAACCGTTTATGGCTCACGTCGTACACTCCCTCCCCCACAACGAACACAACTCTAACATGAGCTGGGATGCGATAGTGTCGAAAAAAGGCAAGTTCTTCAGCTTTAGCGTGCGTATCGACCGCGAAAATTCCGCACGATTTTTCGATATATCGAATCTTTTACGTGAGAACTGCCGTCTTACCATGACCGACACACAATTGCTCAACATCTTGAGAGAATACGATAATCGCGGTTTGTGCAAGATAACGGCGGGCGGGGCGAGTATGGAGGCTTTCGCGTCCGGCGAGTGGAAATGGTATTACGACAAATTTCCCCAGCTCGAACCGGAGGATAAAAAGTCATTGCATGACGCCTATATCGGCGGTTTCATGTTGGTCAGGGAAGGGACGTATGGCAATGCTATCGACGTTGACTGTAATTCCATGTATCCGTCCATATTACGGGACGAGTGGCTTCCGTGGGGGGAGCCGGAACCATACGAAGGCAGGTACGAGGAAGATGGCGATATGCCGTTGCATTGTGATGAACTCACGTTTCGCGCGGAACTCAAGCCAAACGGATATCCCTTTTTGTTGGACAACCGCAGCGTGTACGGCTTGAACCGTCTCACCTCGACATGCGGTTACATCACGCGCGTGCTCACTGACATTGACCAAGAACTGCTTTATCAGAATTATGAAGTGAGTGTCTACAAGCATGTTAGGGGGTGGAAATTCCGCCGCTCCAAAGGTTTCTTCCGGTCATTCATCGACGAATGGGGGGGCTTGAAACAGAAGGCGACTGGCGAGAAACGGCAGATGGCGAAATTAATCATGAACGCGCTCGTAGGCAAAATGGCAAGTCTGCCAAAAGGCGCCGTCATGCTCCCTTTATCCAAAGACGGCATCACTCTCGACTGGGACGTCACGCAACGTGAAGAATCGAATCTGAAAACCGACTATCTGCCCGTGCCGGTGTGGGTCAACGCCTACGCCCGCCGCAAACTCATGGACGTATGCCGCGCGAACGCCGACCGGCTACTGTACGCCAATACGGACGGTTGCATACTGAACGGTTGGGAGCCGGTGAGATCATGTGACATCCATCCAGCCGAACTCGGCAAGTGGAAGATCGCCGCACGATACGAAAAACTGACTATCCTTGGAATGAACCGTTATGAGGGGTGGCGGGATGACGGCGAAGTGGATGTCTGCATGGCGGGCAACATGTTTGCGGAACCTATACCGTACGAGAGGTTTAGACATGGAACGCAAGTCATGGATGATTACGGCACAATGGTCATGCTATAATAATCGAGTCTTGTGAGCGTCGATTCTCGACTGGGAGCAACATGAGTCGGATTGCCACGGCTGAGAATGCCGCCGACCATGAAGTCACTACCGTGGCGGCAGTGCCCTACGATTGTCATATTTGCGCTCTGATAGGACAATTCAGGCCCTCCGTGATTGGGGGGCCATTTTATTTTCCCGAGCATGATATAATTTTGATGAAAACACTACCAACGTAAGGAGAATTTGCATGGCAGACCCAGACAATGACGGCGAAGAAAATACCACCCCGCCGCCGACCGAAGAGGAACAGCAGACACAAACCGTGGATGACGAGGTTAAGCCGAAAGAACCGGAACCGGAACCGGAACCGAAGCAGGAACCGGACGTTTCCGCACGCCTTGATGCGATCGAAAAGGAAGTGGCTGCATTGAAAGCCATGCTGGACACGCTCGGTTACAACGACCCCGCACCGTCTGATAACGACGGTGACGGCGATGATAAAGAAGAGTCCATCGAAGATTTGTTCGACTAAATAAGGAAGGTATAAACAATGTCTAATATTCGACCACTCGCAGGCAAGGGTGACGTTGAGATTTTCAATGCCGTGCGTTCCGCCACCTCACCGCAGTTCCAGACCCGTATCCCGAGTGCGACGCAGGGCAATATTCGTAACGCTGTGGACACCATGCGCAACTTCCCCTACCTTCGTGACGAGTTCACGGGGGTGTTAATCCAGCGGCTGATCGGACTGTACGTACAACACGCGGATTGGGATGACCCGCTCAAGCTAATCGGCTCGCCCCGCACCCTCAAGCGCTACGGCAGCACCTACGAGCAGGCAGCCGTGGGTCTCGTCAAGGCCCGCACTCGCAATTTCAACAAAGAGTACCTGGGAGACGACGTTTACGGCCGCTACTCGCTTCCGACCGCAAGCGTGTTCCACCCTCTGACTTTCGACCATTATTACCCCGTCACCATTCCGGAAGACGCGCTACTGACCGCGTTCGACGGCGAAAGCGGCATGTCGGATTACATCGCTGAAATCATGAACGCGCCTATCCTCTCGGATAGAAACGACATGTACTTGATGAAGACGCAGACTTTCGCCGAGTACGCTCGTAAGGGTGGCTTCTACCGCGTGCATACCCCCGACGTTGGTAAGGCCGACTCGACTGAAGCGGACGCGAAGGGCCTGTTGCGTCTTATCCAGCAGGTGGCGAACGAGTTGAAGGCGTCGCCAATGAGCGCCATGCCGCGCTATAACGCCATGAGTTGGGTGACTCCGTGGCGCGATTCGGAAGCCATTCTCTTCGCCACTCCGCAGGTAATCGCCGCATTGAACGTTGAAGCCCTCGCCGCCGCGTTCAACATCGATAAAGTGAACGTGCCGTATCGTATCATTCCGATTCCAGAGGACATGTTCGGTATCGGCAGTGCGGCCGGTAAGGTTCAGGCAGTTCTGACCACGGAAGACTTCTTCTTCTGCTGGGACGAAATGCTTGAAACCACCAATTCCCCCGTCAACCCGATTGACGGAACGCGCAATATCTTCTACAAGCATCGTGGTTCCATTACCCCTAATCCTTTTGCGAACGCGATTCTGTTCTGGACTGGCGAAGGCTCCAACGAGTCTGTGACTCTGCCGGACACACTCACCACCTCGAAGCCCGAGTTTACCTTGCGTGTGCGCAAGTATGGACAGCTCGCCATCACGCCGGAAAACGTGTCGCGTGGCGACTTGGTACAGGTTGAGTCCGTCATTTCCAGCGCCAACAAGGCTGAGGCGTCGTTCCAGCCGGTTGGTATCAAGTACACGCTTGAGGGCGCCACTTCACAGTTCACCTCGATCGACAACGACGGAATTTTGCGCTGCGGCCTTGATGAAACCGCCGAAATGCTGAAAGTTACCGCTCAGGCAACCTATATCAATCCGGCCACGCCTGAAATCGACCAGACGGTTTCCGCCGCACTGTCCGTACCGGTGGTTGGCGCTTGGCTTGGTGGTTGGAAAGCCGGAGCCATCGAGTCCATTGAGATTCAGGGCGAAAAGTCGGTCAAGGTCAATGAGCATGTTGCGCTTAAGGCGATTGCCGCCAAGACGGACGGCAACAAGGCCGACGTGACCAACCTTGCACTGTGGACTGTGGACAAGAACGCCACCATCACCCCTAACGGCGTGTTGGCCGGAACTGCGGCGGGCGCCGCCAACGTTTCCGTGAAGTTCGCGGGAGCTACCGGAACGGCAAAGGTCACTGTTACCGCTTAGTGACAATAACTAGCCGCTAAAATAGGTGTGGATAGACTTTTATCCACACCTATTATTTTTAGGAGGACTTTTATGAGCGCAAATGACCTACCGATTAATTTCTCGTACGCGAAATGGACGCCAAACACACGATTCAAACTCTGCAACGTGCCGTGGGATATGGGCTACAGGGACATCGTGAAATGGAACGAAACCGCCCAGAAAGAGTATTTCGACCGACTGGACGGCATCGAGTTTACAGACTGTACGATGGCGAAATACGGGCTTCCGGTGCGACTGCCGGTGCCGTTCGCACAAGCTAGTCAATACAATTATTTGATCGCAACGAACGACTACGATTTTGATACTCCCCGTTCGTGGTATTATTTCGTCCAGACATGCGATTACGTCAACGCACACACAACACAGCTGAACATCCAGCTTGACGTGTGGCAAAGTTTCCAGCACGATATCCAGCTTGGTAACGCGTACGTGGAACGGGGGCATGTCGGAGTTGCGAACGAGAACGCTTGGAAGGATTACGGGAAAACGTATCTTGACCTGCCGGAGGGTCTTGACACCGGCAAATGCACCGTGCTCACCAATGAAGCTTGGAAACCGCTTATGGACGTCGGCGCGCATGATGGAGTGAAATACGTGTCTTATGGCCTGATTATCGTAAGCACAACCGATCTTGAAGCGGATACTGGCACCAAGGATAATCCGGTGGTCAACACGGCAACAGGCAGTGCGTTCGAGAACCAACTCAACGGTACCAGCATGTACTATTTGGACACTCCGGCCGATATTGTCACATTTTTTACCGAGGGTATGAACGCACCGTGGGTCACTCAGGGTATCTGCGGCATCTACGCCGTACCACATCTGCCGCAAGCATTGTTGGATGGTCAGCCGAAAAAAACGGAACTTTTCGGGCATTCAGTCGGTTTTATTGGAAATTGTTGGGAACTTCGTAAGGCTAAAAGCGATTCCAGCGCACGCTACGCGGACATTATCAACCTCAAAAACTTCCGCGACACTTTCCAACTGCCGGAACGCTATAAGTATCTGAAAAAGTTCCTCACAGCCCCTTACGCGTATGTCGAATGCAGTTGCTTGAACGGCACTGTAATCACGTATGAACCTGAACAAATACCAAGTGCTGACCTGATTATCCGAGAATCGTGGAATTACGCGCCACCATCCCCCCGTCTGAATTTCTACGCGCGCGGATATCATGCTGGAAACCTTGGCGAACGGCAACCATTGACGGACGGTAAAGGATTGCCTATCGATACGGGCGACATGCTCAACGCATCATTTGGTATCACCAATTTTCCAACATTTATGGCGGTGAACAACGGTAGTGCGCTCTCGCTTGCAAACAGCGCGTACACGCGTCAATACGCCCAGCAAAGCGCGGATTGGTCATACCAGAAAACGCAGATGGGTATCAACAACGCCTACGCTCAGGCGCAACTTGGCACGCAGTATGCGAGTGCGCAGAACCAGCTTGGCACCAGCAACCGCAACGCTATGATGTCGATCAACAATCAAGCCGCGCAGATGTCGGCCGATCTGACATTGAAAAATCTGAGTTTCGGCAACCGCATGAATCAGCTCAACACCATTGGCTCAGGCGTGGCTAACGCGGTTGGTTCCGCCGTCGCCGGCAACGTTGGCGGCGTGGTTGGCGCCGTGGCAGGCACAGCTATCGGCGCGGTAGCGAACCAGATGTCGTACAACAATGCCGTAGACTCTAACAGTCAGCAATTGTCTAACACTTTGGCAACGAACGGTGCAACCACCTCACAGTCGAATGCCTACAGTCTTGCGCAAACAAATCTGTCCAACCAACAGACAATGCAGATCGCGGACATGAACAAACAGCTCGCGCAAGCGACGGCGCAGGGAGATTATGAAAACACGATCGCCGGTATCAACGCGCAGGTGCAACAGACCCAAACCATACCCCCTACAACGTCGGGCGCGTTGGGCGGTGACGCTTTCAATCTGGCGAACGGGCTGATTGGCGTCATGATACGCTTCCGCCAGATACCGCCCGCCGCCATGCGCTCCATTGGTGAGGTATGGTTGCGATACGGATATTATGTCCAGAGGTTTATGCGGTTGCCAGAGAATTTGATGGCAATGAGCAATTTCACGTACTGGAAATTACACGAACTATATGTGCGTTCGAGCACTTGCCCCGAAGAATACCGGTTAACTATCAAGGGTATTTTTGAAAGTGGCGTTACCGTGTGGACTGATCCAGATAAAATCGGTGTCACTGACTATGCGGATAACATGCCGCTGAGTGGTATCGCGTACTGACATATATAATGGAGAGAGTTGAGAAAACTCTCTCCATTATTTATATTAAGGACGGTGACTATGGGCAAGCGCAACAACGCGCGCAAGGCCGCGCACTGGGATAACCAGAGCGTTTTAGGCTCGATGTGGGGCAACCTCAATCTGCCGGAAATGCGCCAAAGTCTACGCATTAACCAGTACATGAAATTGATTGAAATGTTGGCAGTGTCACGTTTCAAATGGATTAATTTGCCCCCGTACATTGACGAGCGATATTTGGAGCTAACTCTTTTTGAAAACGGTTTGGCACTCTTTTTCCCCGACGAACGCAAGGGAGTACGTCGTTTTATGGTCACGTCCGGAAACATCGGCGGAGTCAACAACTACAATAATCCAACATCATTCCAGCCGGTTGCCACGAACTACTCACATCCGCAAATCGGGAGCAAAAAGTGTGTGCCGATTTGGGATAATCAATTGCGTTGCACCATGATTGATGTCATGTGGAATTACGCGACGCGACTCGCCATTGCGGATAGGGCGCTGGATGTCAACCTCGACAATATCAGCGTACCGTTGATTATCGCCACGTCCGAAACCAACAAACTCACCGTCCAAAACCTAATGAAAGCAAGAGAAGACGGAGACCCGTACGTCTACGCGTATGACAGCGCTGATATTACGGGCATGTTCCAAACCTTCCCCAACATGACCCCCTTCCTAGCGGATAAAATCATTACCACCAAGACGCAGATTTGGAACGAACTAGTAAACTATCTCGGCATCGACAACAGCACGACGGAGAAAAAGGAGCGACTGCTCGAATCGGAAGTGACGGCTGGAAACAGCCGCACTAACGTTTTTCGTCTAAGCTATCTCAAGTCGAGACAGCAAGCTTGCGATACGATCAACCGGTTGTGGCCGCAAATGGCCGACTTAGGCAAACCAATAAGCATTGAGTGGAACGATACCACTTCGGGCGGTTTACTGGACGTTGACGGAAACAAGGAAGAAGAAAACTAATGAGACAGGATTTAAGCATGTACGCTGTCAAAGACAGTATGGCGGATTATACGTTGACCCTTGGTAATCTGATTGCACGCGGTTTTAATACGGACGAAAAACTGCATTTAAGCTCGCAATATTATCCGATTTTTGATGAATCATACCGCGCAAAGCTCAACGAAAAAATCGTGGCACACTACGCATTGCGCGAAATCGGCAGCGAAACGCCACAAATGTTCGTGTTTTATTTAGGGCGAACCATGCGGGAGCAGATGGACTATTTCAACCAGTTATATATCAGTGCTCAACATAAGTTCGACCCCTTTATTACATCCGACATTCGGCAGGAAATGGACTCTACCAGCATTAACGAGTCCAGCGGCAAATCGAGCGGCACACAGTCGAACGAGTCCAGCGCCAACAGCACGTCCGACACCACCGCCGACAATTCCAGCATGACGTTCAATTCGGAATTTCCCCAAACTCGCATTGATGACTTCCGAAAATACGCGACAACCGCAAGCCAAACGGACTCAACCGGCAACACGCATACAAGCACACAGCAGGACAGCAGCACCACAGCGTCCAGCACCAGCAACACCGATTACGCGCATTCGTCCGACAAAGGCAACAGCGTGTCGCATACGCTCGGCACGAGCGGTTCGCAGTCACAGCTCTTGCAGGATTGGCGTAACACCATGCTCAATATAGACATGCTGGTCATAAACTCTCTCGAAGACCTGTTTCTGGGCATGTGGGGAAGCGGTGACAATATGACCAACATGCCGCAGCTTTACAGTACTTCGTTAGCCTACAATCTCGGCCATTAGAGTATACTTAATACAGACAGTTAGGAGGAATGCATGAACGGAGTAAACCTATGCGCCGCACCGCTCGACATTGACCCGCGGCAGCGCTATTTCACCACCGTGCAACCGTTCTCATACCGTGATACGCTGACAGTGCTCGGTTACGTGCAGGAGGTGGCCGAACATGTAGACGAATTGCGCGAACAGCTAGACAATCTCGCAAAAGACGAAAACGCGGACATCGAAGCCATCAAGCAATTGATCGCCGGTTTCGATGAGCAGTTCGAGCGTATCAACAAAACCTTGGATGATTTGGAAAAGCAGGTTGGACAGTACGAAGACTCTGACTTGACCTATAATCCGACGCGAGGAAAATACGAGGACTCGAAAAACACTAACCGCGACATGTACCGCGAGCTTGCAGTGTTCGGCGCGCGCGTCAACCAGATGGCACAACTATCCGCGCCAATGGCCGCAGCGCACACGTGTCTTGAGTTCGCCGTGCTTGGTAATAAGACTATTTTTCACAATGATGAGCCACGCATCACGCCGCGTGACGTGCATGTGGATGACGGCGAACCAGTCAGTCCGTTGACTGTCGAAAATCTTTCCAATGGCATCGTGGTCAATAATTTTATGAAAACCGCTAGATAGGAGCAGTGGCAATGACACAGAAAACACCAAACTACAATCTTGAGAAATATGACGCGACGGACGCGCCGAATCTTGAGGGGCAGTACAACCGATCGATGGACATTCTTGATACGACGCTGAAAACGCAGTCGGATAGGATTGACGCCATTCCGACACCGGAGTCGCTGCCGGAGGGATTGAGCGCATTTGCCGCCGCTCTCGGATTGAGCGCCGCGAACGCCAACGCGCTCGGCACCGCACTCAACCATTTCCTTAACCGTGTTCCCGCAACCGGCGGCGGACAGTATACCGTCAAAAACCTCAACGACACCAAAGTCACCGCGGAGGGTCTGCCGTTCGTTTCCACCACTGCTTCGGGGGATTGACGGTTATGTCAAACAGTCAGCAGACCACGCCCGTAGACTCCGCCGCATACGACGTGACGCGACATTGGGGACTACCTCTTTACAATGACGCGACACCTATGGACATGCGTGATGGATATAACCGCGCCATGCGCATGATTGATCAAGCGCTCACCCAATTGCAAACTCAAATTCGAGAGAAGGATTGATAAATGGCTACCGTATACACCAAAACCGATAATTACGGCTTGAACCTGTATGGCGACAATGACCCCGCTGACCTGCGTGACGGTTACAACGGCTCCATGCGCACTATTGATACGACTTTGGAAACGCACCTCAATCGTATCGAAGCCGTGGAGTCGCGTGAAACGCATGACGAGGAAGTAGCCAAAGCACTGCTTGGCGACAATACCGTAGACGCCGCCACCACAGCTAAGACCAAGTGGAATAAGGCGAGCACGGACGCCATCGAGGCAATGGCCGACGCCATCGAGGCAATGGCCGACGCCGCCACCGCAACCGGAAAAGCGAACTCCAACGGCAGTATCCTTACAGCGCTTGGTGCCGACACCACCGATCACGCGACGGCAAGTAAAACCAAGTGGGACAAAGCAAGCACTGATGCCACATCCGCAATCGGTAAAGCGGACACCGCAAACAGCAAGGCAAATGACAACAACGCCATTCTTTCCGCGCTGGGTACGGATTCCACCGACCAAGCCGCCGCCGCAAAAACCAAGTGGGACAAAGCAAGCGCCGACGTTGCGGACGTGGTGAAACGAATCAATATACTTACTGGACTGACTCATGAGAACATCATCGTAATTGGTGACAGTATTTCATACGGCACAGGAGCTTCGGACACGTCAAAATCGTGGGCCAACCGACTAGGCGAGTATAGGGGCGCAACTGTTACCAATCTTGCGAAAAATGATGCCGGATATCTCAACGGACCGACCACGTTTGCGCAGCAACTTAATGGTTTCACCGGCGACAAAGACGCCGTAACGCGCATCCTCATCGCCGGCGGCATCAATGACAAAACCCATGTATCGGACGGTTCTACAACCGATTCACTGCTCACCAACGCAGTATTATCGCTGCTGGATTATGCGCGCGCCAATTTCCCGCACGCGAAAATTCAAACCATCCCGACCATCTGCGGTTTCACTCCCCCGTCCATCTATAACAGTGGCGTCCTTAAGGCGCGTGATAGGATTATCGCCGCTTGCGGCATGCGCCACGTGCAGGTCATCCCGTATGGCTGGGAGTGGCTCAATGGAAACCCCGGTTGGAGTTCCGGTGATGACGTGCACCCGAGCGACGAAGGTAACGGCGTGCTTCTCAGGCTAATTTGTGAAGCGATGGACGGCGCAGCCGTCCGAAATTCGTGGAACGGTTACGTTGCCGGACAGGACGCCCACGGAGAAATCACGCACTCGAAATTCCACGTAGACGGAGACATGGTAACATGCCACATCCAAGGCAAAGTTGTAGGAAATGCCGGCGCGTATGCAAGCATCTTCCAAGTACCAGCCGCCGCCCGCAACGGCGGCGGAAACTACTTTATCCCAAACAGTCTTAACAAGTTGTTGTATCTATCGTATGACAATGAACTTAGGGCTTGCAGAATTGGTACCACCACTGCGATTTCAAACGACACGGAAGTCTACCTGAGTTTCGCGACCCACATGGGATGACGCCCCACCAGTGATAGTCATACCGCCTATAATGGTGGTATGACTATTATTTTCGACGAGTGGATAAAACAGACACAAGGCCGATTTTGGGACATGGACGGGGCATATGGCGCCCAGTGTTGGGATTTGTGGGCCAAGTATTGTATGGACTTATACGGCGCGTCCGTAAGCGATTGCATCACGCCAACCGGCTACGCGGAAGGCAACTACACGCGGTTCCCCACGAACGCGAAGATGGCTCAGATTTTCGAGAAGAAACCCGCCGACTATTCTCCCGTCAAAGGTGACGTGGCGTTTTGGAATTTTTCCAGCCAACATACCGGCTCGCACGTGAGCATTGTCATGGAGGATGGCGTGCATAACGGACGTATCACTGTCCTATCGCAAAACCCTAATCCCGCGCAGCGCATGAGTTTCGATCTAACCGCGTTTCTGGGCTATCTGCACCCGAAAGCGCTGGGGGAAGGGGGTGGCACGACCTCGACGGAAAAGAACCCAACGGGCGACAATAGCCACGGTTCCGCCGACTCCGCGCGCGGTGGCGCGTGGATACACTGGCAAGGAGATAATTTATACTTGCACGAAACCGACAATGCTGGAGCGCGGACGCGCATTTTCTACCGTACGACGGCCAATAATTTTTCCGAAAAGGCGTCGCAATCCCAACCGTCCGGTGGTAACGGTCAAGCGCATCCATCTGTCTCTTTATCGGCGGAGAACTCGTACGCCCTCTACGTGATCGGCACAGTTGAAGCGGGTCTTAGATGGGATGCAGTCGAGGCCGCGAACCTCCAAGGTATCGGGATAGCGCAATGGAGTTTCGAGCGACGCTTGCAAGTGCTGAACGCCATGAAAGCCGCCGACCCAACCGGATACGAAGCGTTCAAAACGGCCGCGCCTGAGATCGCCGCACTCATGGAGTCGGGCGGCACGTTCAAACGTTCTCTCACCTCGGCGGAAGCGGCCGCGTTCCGCATGTGGGCCGGACGTAATGAGTCGCGTGACGGCCAACGCAAGCAGTTCGCGGAGGATTACACAGGTTATCCGAAAGAATATAGTGATACCAAGATGCAAATTTTGTGGGTGACGGCATATCACCAATCGCCCGCTAACGCGCTGAAAGTGCCGAAAGCGTCGAACCTCGCACAACTCAAAACCAACATTCTAAGCACGTTTCCGTTCGGCCCGTACACAACGCGGTACAATCAAGCGTATTCGTTGTTGTCGGTTTGGGATGGCAAGTCTAATCCGCCCGCGTTCTAAAAGTGTGATATACTTAATAGTGGCGGTGGTTATGTGATGACCTTTCCCTTTTGAATAGCCGCCATGTTGATAGGTTGGTGGAGGGCGTGCGAGTCATGGCGCACGCCCTCCACTGGTTTAGGAGGGTTGCAAGCATGACATTGCAGACGCTCGACGAGCACGATTATTACGATTTGCACGACTTGTTGACGCGAAACGCGCCGTGGAATTTTATAATCGGCGCACGTGGTCTAGGTAAGACGTTCGCCGCGAAGCGGTATGGCATCAAGGAATATCTCAAGCATGGCTATGAGTTCATTTATTTGCGCCGAACCGATGTGGAACAGCATAGGAAAGAGACGTTTTTCAAGGACATTCAAGAGTTCTTCCCCTCGTACGAATTTCGTGTGAATGGTGAAAAGGGGCAGATTCATAAGACGTCGTGGGATGAGAAGGATTGGCGGACATGCTGCTATTTTGTGGCCCTCTCGCAAGCGGGCGGACTCAAGTCAGTCGCCTATCCCAAAGTACACTTGATTATTTTCGACGAGATTTTCCCCGACAATCTGCGGTTTTTAAGCAATGAAGTGAACTCGTTCAGCGAGTTCTACAATACCGTTGATCGATGGCAGGATAGAACAAAAGTACTATTCCTTTCAAATGCTGTGCAAAAAGCCAATCCGTATTTCGCAAAATACCGGCTGGACATTGGAGCACAACAAACTAATCAACGGCAATACAAACTCTATTGCGGTGGCTTTATCTGTCTCGAACTAGCCGACTATGGCGGCTTCTCGGCAAAAGTTGCAAAGTCAAAGTTCGGCAGATTCTTGGAAAAGTATGATGGCGACTACGCCGACTATGCGATACGTAACAAATTCCGTGACGAGTCGGACACGTTAATTGCACAGATACCACAAGATGGCGAGCTGTCATATGTGCTGGACACTGCCGATTATGCGCGTTTTGGTATTTGGATAACCGTTTCGGATACGGACGGGCGTGTTTCACAATATGTTTCACGGCGTATTCCTAAAGACAATAACCGGCCGACATATACGCTCGATCCTAGCCATGTTGATGAAAGAACGTGGTACGTCAAAAAGTCAGATGATATAATACGCCGACTCACAACCGGCTATCGACTTGGTAAAATAAGATTCGATGACTCACAAGTCAAAGCAGATTTTGGTTTGATAATCGGAGAACTGCTAGGAAAATAGGAAGGAACAGCAACAATGACAACAGCGGACGTATGGTGTACCATTGCAGTCGCGTTCTTCATCACCACCGACTACGTAACCGGCGTGGCAAAAGCCATCATGCAGGATAATCTCAGCTCAAAAAAAATGCGGGAGGGGCTAGGCCACAAGTTCGCCTACTTCATCCTCGTGCTGACAGCATGGTTTATTGACGAGATAAATCTACGTGTTGACTTAGGACTGCCGGCGTCCGTATTTGTCTGCACGGTGGGCGGAATATGCTTAATCGAGCTTACTTCGATTTTAGAAAACATCACAGTAATCAATCCAGAACTGGCGGACGCACCATTCATGCAGATTTTCGCTCAATCCACCAATGGCAAGCATAAGGCGGAATGATGGACGGAGTGAAATGGATCGGATCACCAAACCACTACAGTGGACGGGCCGGACATAAGGTAACACACATCACCCTACATATTATGGCCGGTTTTCTGGCAGGTACCGATAGTGTGTTCTCACGTTCATCCAGTCAAGCGAGCGCGCACTACGGTATCGGAGCCAATGGCGAAATACATCAATATGTTGGCGAAGCTAACGGGTCATGGTCAGATGCCAATTACGAATCGAACATGTCAACCGTATCAATCGAACATGAGGGCGGTATAGCGCAAGCGGAATGCACGCAAGCATGTATCGACGCCAGTGCTCGACTTTGCGCCGATATAGCGCAACGTTACGGGTTAGGCATGTTATGGCATGACGGGACACGTGGCAACGTATGGCTGCATCGGGAAATCAGCGGCACCGACCACGCCACATGTCCAGACCTAGCACCAAACGGGCTACCATACCAGCAAGTAATCGACAAAGCCAACAGAATAATAGGAGGAGGTATAACAATGGCTAGCGCAGGGGATGAAGTTTGGAACTGGGCATACAAGCCGGACGGAAAAAATGCCACACCGGGCGGCAACATGTACAATTTGCTTACCTATGAATTGCCGATACGCATTCGTGACGTCATCATGCAATATGACTTCAAAAACACCGCGCCGGGGGGCAACGTTTACAACACTCTTTGCTTTGAAATACCCGGAATGCTGAAACAACTCGCCAAAACAATCGAAGAACAGCAAAAGCAAATTGATGCGCTGACCGAAAAAATCGACAGACTGCAAAAATCTGACAAACAGTGACAGAGAATAAGCAAAGCCCCTAGGTTTACACCTAGGGGCTTATTTATTATTTGTCAGTCGCCGTTATCAATCGAAACAGTGTACTTGCGGCACGGGCGCCCCTTACGAGACAGTCCGCGAGCAGTCTCAACATAGTCGTAATCGTAGCTCAAGAAACATTCGACAATCGTAGCGAGTGCTGACTCGAACGTGACAACACTATCATCAACTGTACCATTATCGGAGACAATTCCGGCATATACACCTTTGATAATGACCTTATAAGAATTGTCAGGCTCGAACTCAATAACAGA